GTTGCTTTAAAGCGACTGATGCAATGAACGGACAAAAAATTTCCGCTGGGCGCGGGCCGCCTGTCTTTTGGTCGGTTCGGCAAGACGGGAATCCCGTCCGGCGGTCGCCCGCTCCGGACTTCGGGGCCGGAGCTTCCGGTCGTGTCGCGTTGGGATTCAAAATTTTTATGTTGCAGTATGATTCGGGTGGAGAATACGCTCCCTGAGAACGCTCTCGGACGACGGAATCGGTTGTATGGGAGGAAAACCGGCTGACGTGTCGGTCTCCGGAGCGCGATCGGCGGGAATCCGGAGAGACCGTTTCCGGCGGAGGAAACGAAACCGGGGGGGGGGGCCGATCCGGGTTTACTCCCAGGACCTCCCGATCATTGAGGGGCTGGACGAAACCGAGGACCGGACCGAGGAGATACCGGAACCGTATATCATCGTGCGGACCAATGAGGGAAACATTCCAGACGCCAACAGCGCCCAGGAGATCGACCTGATCCTGGTGGTATGCACCTATGACCGGAACCCGAACCGACAGGGATACAGGGACGTGCTGCACATCATCCAGGAGATCTACGGGAGGTACGCCAAAAATCCGCTGGTGCGGATCAAGGCGGACAGCGGCGGCGCGAGAGGCGGCCCGTGGTCCGTCAAGTACCCGATCAAGTGGGTTACACAGCAAGAGGACACCCACCCCTATTATTTCGGGGCCATGTCGCTGAAATTTGAGGCGCCAGCGGTGCGCCAGGAGGTGCCATTCACATGACCAAGAGAACAACCAGAAAGGCGGCGGAGGCCGCCGGCACGGTGGTGTACTGCGGCCCGTCCATCAAGGGCGTGGCCAAACAGTTCACCGCCTACAACAACGGGATCCCGGAGGGGCTGAAAGCGGCGACCGAGAAAAACAAGGTCCTGGCCGCCCTGATCGTCCCCCTGGAGGACCTGCCGGAGGCCATGCGCCAGTTGCGCCAGAAATCCGGCCGTATCCACACCCTGTATAAAGCCGTACAGGGCAGAACCTAAAGGGAGGGATCAACTATGCCTTATAATCACGGCGTTTACAACCAGGAGCAGGAAACCAGCCTGACCACACCGATCCAGGGGACGGCGGGCCTGCAGGTCATCTTCGGCACCGCCCCGATCCACCTGGCGGAGGATCCGGCGGCGGCCGTCAACAAGCCCGTGGTGTGCTATTCCTTCGCGGAGTGCCAGCAGGCCATGGGCTATTCGGACGACTTCGAGAACTTCACCCTTTGCCAGAGCATGGACGCCTGTTTCCGCGTGTTCAACGTGGCGCCCATTATCCTGGTGAATGTGCTGGACCCCGGCAAGAGCGGCCACACCACGCAGAACACGGAGGAGGAGTGCGCCGTGGCGGACGGTGCCGTGGCCTACGCAAAGCAGTTTGTCCTCCTGGACACCATCGTGGTCAAGAACGCGGACGCCACCCTGGTGGCCGGCAGCGACTACGTGGCCACCCACGCGGAGGACGGCACGGTGACGATCACAATCCTGTCCGAGGCCGCCAAGGAGGCGGAAACCCTGAAAGTGGCCAGCACCAGCCTGAAACCTGACGGCGTAACGGCGGCGGACATTGTGGGCGGCGTGGACGCCCTGACCGGGAAGGAAACCGGCCTGGAACTGGTGCGCCAGATCTATCCCCGTTTCGGCATGACGCCCGGGATCCTGCTGGCCCCCGGATGGAGCCACAACCCCACCGTGGCGGCGGCCCTCCAGGCCAAGACCGAGGGGATCAACGGGAACTTCGACTGCGTGACCTACCTGGACATTTCCACGGACCCGGAGGAGGACGGCGCAGAGGTTTACACCGACGTGAAAACCGCCAAGGAGGCCCTGGGTGCCACCTCTCCCCACGCGGCGGCCCTGTGGCCCATGGGCGCGGTGGGCGACAAGGTTTATTACCTGTCCGCCATGTTTGCCGCCCTGACGGCCTACACGGACGCCGGCAACAGCGACGTGCCCTATGAAAGCCCGTCCAACAAGGATTTGAAGATCACCAAAACCGTGCTGAAAGACGGAACGGAGGTTCTGCTGGACCAGCAGCAGGCCAACGACCTGCTGAACGCCAACGGCGTGATCACCGCCATCAACGCCAACGGGTACAAAGCCTGGGGCAACAACACGGCGGCCTATCCCTCTACCACTGACCCCAAGGATCGGTGGCTGGCGGTGCGGCGGTTCTTCGACTGGGACGGCAACAACTTTATTTTGACCTATTTCCAGAAGGTGGACAAGCCGGGCAACACCCGACTGATCCAATCCATCGTGGACAGCCAGAACATCATCGGCAACGGGTACGTGGCCCGGGACTACTGCGCCGGATACCGGACCGAGTTCAAGAGCGACGAAAACCCGATCACCAACCTGCTGGACGGTCACCTGACTGTCCACACCTACCTGGCGCCCTATATCCCGGCGGAGTACATCGAGAATATCAGAGAATACGACACGGAGGCCCTGGAGGCCGCCCTGACTGGTGGAGGTGAATAAACCATGAGCGTCCCCAATATTCCCAGCAAAATCAATAGTTACAACGTCTACAACGACGCGGAGCGCCTGATCGGCGTGGGCGATGAAGTCACCCTGCCGGACTTCGAGGCCATGGCGGAAACCATTTCCGGCGCCGGGATCCTGGGCGAACTGGACGACCCCACCGTGGGCCATTTCTCCAACATGGAAATGGAGATCCCCTTCCGCGTCCTGGACCGCGAGGCCACCGATATGCTGGACATGACCAAGGCGGTGCGACTGACCCTCCGGGCGGCCCAGCAGGCGCTGACCGTGGAGGGTGACACGGAATTTCGGTCCATGCGCGTGGTGGTGCGCGGCAAGAGCGCCACCCTGGCCATGGGTAGCGTACAGAACGCCAACCCCATGGAAAGCAGCGTGACCCTGAATGTGTCCTATATCCTGATCGAGGTAGACGGCACCACCCTGGTAGAACTGGACAAGATCAACCCGACCTTCAAGGTGAACGGCGTTGACCTGCTGCAGAAAGTGAGGGAAATGACCTAATGAGCAACAGCACCGAGAACACGGCCGCCCTGGGCGCGGCGGAGCAGGAAACCGAGGAGGAAAGCCTGGTCCTGAAATTCCGAAAGCCCTACAAGTTCGAGGGCCAGGAATACACCGAGGTGGACCTGTCCGGCATGGAGGACATGACGGCCGGGGACCTATGCGCCGTGGCCAAACTGGCCAACCGGGAACTGGGCGTGACGCCGATCCCGGAAATGACCCTGCCTTATGCCATGTATATGGCGGCCAGGGCCAGCCACAAGCCCGTGGAGTTCTTCAAGGGCCTGCCCCCGGTGGAGGCCATGAAGTTGAAAAACCTGGTCACGGGTTTTCTGTACGGCGGGGATGGAGAGGAGTAAACCCGCCGGAAATCAAAAAGGGGTGTGTTGCCCTATCTCTCCGACTGCATAGCGGCGTGGACTACTTCCTGGGCCTGCCGCTGGACGATCTGAACGACATGGCAAAGGTGGTGCTTGAAATTGGCAAAAAGCAAGGTCATGGAACTGGACATAAAAATCGCCGGAAAGGTAGATAAATCCCTGGGGACCAGTACCAAGGCGGCCAACAAGCAACTGGCGACCATCCAAAAGGCGGCCAACAAAGTATCCACCACCATGACGGCGGGACTGGCGGCGATGGGGACCGGGGCCATCGCCGCCACCAAGTACCTGGCCGACCTGGGTGGAGAATGGCAGACGGCCACCAACCAGGTGGCCGCCTCCACCGGCGCAGCCGGGAAGGAACTGGAGGGCCTGCGGGACGTTATGGAGGACGTGTACGCGGCCAACTACGGGGACAGCGTGGCCGACGTGGGCGACGCGGTGGCCATGGTAAACCGGAACATGGCCAACCTGGACCAGAACGGATTGACGGCGGCCACCGAGGGCGCCCTGGCCCTGCGGGACGCTTTCGAGTACGACGTGGCGGAAAGCACCAGGGCAGCGGAGGCCATCCGAAAGAACTTCGGTTCCTCCGCAGAGGAGGCTTTCAGCCTGATCGCGGCCGGCGCACAAAACGGCCTGGACTACTCCGGGGAACTGATCGACACCATCAACGAGTATTCCTCCCAGTTTGCAAAACTGGGCTTTGACGCGGATGGAATGTTTAACATTCTCCAGGCGGGGGCGGACGGAACCGCCTGGAACCTGGACAAGGTGGGCGACGCCATCAAGGAGTTTTCGATCCGGGCCATTGACGGGAGCGACAGCACGGTGGAGGCGTTCACGTCCCTGGGGTACAACGCGGAGAACATCATGGCCACCTTTGCCGCCGGAGGCGAGGGGGCCAACAAAGCATTTTTTGACGTGATCAACACCCTTATGGCCGTTGACGACCAGGTGGAGCGGGACGCCCTGGGCGTGGCCCTGTTCGGCACCATGTGGGAGGACCTGGGGACGGAGGCCATGGAGGCCATGGCCGGCGCGTCCCAGGCCGCCTACGATACCGAGGGCGCCCTGGAGAAGATCAACCAGGTCAAGTACAACGACCTGGACAGCGCGATCCAGGGGATCGGCCGCCAGATGGAGGTGGCCCTGCTGCCGGCGGCGGACGCCGTGTATCAATCCCTTATGGACAGTATGCCGGAGATCACAGAGGCCATGGAGGAGGTGTCCCCAGTGATCGCAGAGATCGCCGGGGACTTTGCCGACTGGGCGGGCGGTGCCATTTCGGAGGGCCTGCCGGTCCTGGTGAACGGGATCAAAGACTTTGCAGACTGGGCGGGCAAGGCATACGAAAAAGCAAAGCCGTTTCTGAATTTCCTGTGGGAACACAAGGGGACGGTGCTGGCCATCGCGGCGGGCCTGCGCTTGCTGGGGCCAGCCATCGGGGCCGTGACCACGGCCATGAACGCATTTAGAACAGCAAAGACCTTTATGGCGCTGCTGCAGTCCTCCGGGAAGATCACCCAAGTAACAAATGCGTTTAAGGCGTTTGGATCTGCCCTTATGGGGCCGCTGGGAATTATCATCGCTGTGGCGGCGGCCATCGCCCTGCTGTATAAAAACTGGGACACCGTAAAGGCGTGGCTGGTGAATTTCGGGAACACCGTGAACCAGATCTGGACCAACTTTTCCAACATGGTGGGGAACGCGATCACCGCCATCGGCCAAAAATTCCCCCTGCTGGGCGCCTACCTGCAGGGGTGGTGGGAGAGTATCCAGGCGGCGGTGGATAACGTCAAAGCGATTTTTCAAAATATCATCGACTTTATCAGCAACGTATTTTCGGGCAACTGGTCCGCTGCCTGGCAGAATATCGTGAACATCTTCGGAAATTTGTTCGGCATGATCGTGAACCTGGCCAAGGCGCCGATCAACGGGGTCATTTCGGCCATAAACTGGGTGCTTTCCAAGATCAACAGCATTTCCGTGACGATCCCGGACTGGGTGCCGGGCGTGGGCGGAAAAACGCTGGGGTTCAATATCCCCACGATCCCACAACTGGCGGAGGGCGGCGTGGCCACCTCCCCCACCCTGGCAGAGATCGGAGAGGGCGGAGAGCCGGAGGCCGTCATGCCGCTGTCCAAACTGGCGGCCATGCTGGACGAATACACAAAGAAACCGAAACCGACCGGCGGCGCAGACGGCCAGGAGGGCGGCGACGGGGAAACCATCGTATTCTCCCCCGTGCTGAACTTCTACGGCAAAGCGGACCGCGAGGAGGTGGAGGAGGCCACCCGGATCTCCTTTGAGGAGTTCAAGCGCCTGTATAAGCGCCTGAAAGCGGAGGAGCGCCGGAAGAAATTCAAGCCGGAGCCTGCGATGGGGTAAGGAGGGCGCCATGGAAAAGACCTATACGACGAAACAGGGCGACGCCTGGGACGCCATCGCGTTCCGGGTGTACGGCGACGTGAAATATACCGGCTTTCTCATGCAGGCCAACTTCCCGCGCCTGGACACCTTCGTGTTTGACGCGGGGGTGGTCCTCCAGACGCCGGACCTGCCGGAGGACGACGACCTGGCCAACGCGCCGATCTGGAGGACCACCGCATGAGGACACGGAGAGCGGAAACGGATCTGACCTGGAACGGCGCGGCCGTCACCAGCAAAATGGTGGGCTACAAGGCCACCGTGACCTATACGGACGCGGCCAGCGGTGAGGCGGACAGCCTGGAGATCAGCATGAACGACCGGGACCGCCAATGGACCACGGCGTGGATGCCGAAAACCGGCGACACCCTGACGGCCGCCATTAAGGTGTACGACTGGGAGCGGGAGGGCGACAACCGGACCCTGGACTGCGGGTTTTTCATCCTGGACAATTACAGTTTTTCGTGGTGGCCCATGACCGGGACCATTTCGGCCGTGTCGGTGCCGGCGGATAGTGCTTTCCGGGCGACGCAGCGGACCAAGACCTGGGAAAAGGCCACCCTGCAGGCCATAGGAAACGAGATCGCGGCCAGGGCGGGCATTACCCTGACCTGGGACGTGGAGGGGGAACCCATTACCGTCGAAAGCGTGGAGCAATCCGAGCAAACGGACTGCGAGTTTTATATGAGCCTGTGCGAGGAATACGGCCTTTCCATGAAGGTGTACGCCCAAAAAATCGTGGTGTATGACCGGGAGCAGTACAAGGAGCGGGACGTGGCCGGGACCATCCGGGAAAGCGAGATCGAAAGCGGTTCCTGGAATACCACCCTTGACGGGACCTATACCGGCGGAGAATACACCTACACGGACCCGAACACCGAGGAGGAGATCAAGGTCACGGTGGGGACGGGGACCCGGATCCTGAAACAATCCGGCAAGGCCGACAACAAGGCGGACGCGGAGCGGAAGATCACGGCGGCGGTGGCCAACGCCAACCACGGCGCCACCACCCTGTCCCTGACCATCATGGGGCGGCCGGACCTGGTGGCCAGCCAGTGCGTCACCGTGGTGGGGATCGGCCGCCTGTCCGGCAAGTATTTTATCGACAGTATCACCCACACGGTGGGCGGCGGCTACACCATGGATCTGGAATTGTCCCTGGTGGAGGCCATGACCGAGGAAGTGATCAAGGACGCAACCGAGCGCCTGGCGGCGGTGGGCGTCATGGCCTCCCCGGAATACTGGGTGGCCCACTACCAGGACGTGGCCAACCTGGACGGCCTGATCCTGAACATGGCCACCCGGATCAAGGTCAACCTGGGCGGCAGCAGTATCACCACCGTGGACGACGCCCTGGACGTGCTGACCCGCACCGGCGTGATCAACTCCCCGGACTACTGGGCCAGCAAGCACAGCGCCCTGGCGTGGCTGGACACGCTGCTGATCAGCGCCGCCAACGCCCTGACCGAGTGAGGAGGAACCAATGAACGCAAACATAAGGCTGGGGAAAATATCGTCCATCGACTACGCCAAGGGCATGGCCAGGGTGGTGTACCACGAGAAGGACGACGACGTGACGCGCCTGATCCCCCTGCTGTCCCATGAGTACAAAATGCCGCCCGTGGGGTCCCAGGTCCTGGTGGTCCACCTGTCCAACGGGACGGAGGCCGGGGTGGTCCTGGGGCGGCCGTGGAGCGACAAGAACGCGCCGCCGGAGGGCGGGGCCAACCTATACCGGAAGGACCTGGGGCAAAACCCGGGGGACGCCATGATCCGGTACGACGGCAGCACCCTGACCATCAAATGCACCGGGGCCATCAACATCGAGGCCGGCGGGGCCATTACCATCAACGGGGCAACCATTGACCTGAACTAAAGGAGGCGGGAACCATGCCAAACGCGGCAAGACTGACGGACGCGGTGGACGGGACCACCGCCGGGGAACATTCGGGGCACGTGCCCCCACACTCCCCCGAGCCATTCACCGGGGAGATCTCCGGGGCCTGTTCCGGGGACGTGCGAGTGAACGGCCTGGCGGCCGCGACGGTGGGAAGTATCACCACCGAGCGGGACGGGTGCTGTGGATCCAGCCAGGGCGCGGTGGCGGCAGGCAGCGGAACCGTGCGGATCAACGGAAAAGCGGCGGCCCGCACCGGCGACGCCCTGGCCCCCCATAGCGGGAGCGGGACCATCACCGGAGGCAGCGCCACCGTGCGGATCGGAGGGTAAACCATGGCCATCGGAACACTGGGAAGAAAGATCGTTTTTGAGGTGAGCGACGACCGGGTTTTTACGTTTTCGGAAATGACCCGGGAGGTCACGAGCCGGTGGACCAATCACGAACCCCAGGGGGTCAAGCCAAAGCCGGAATTTTTGGGGGCGGGCCTGCAGACGGCCAGCCTGACGATCACCCTTTCCGCCACCCTGGGGGTCCGCCCCCGGGACGTGCTGGAGGCCATCGAGAATATGGTGGAGAACGGGACGGCGGAAACCCTGGTGATCGGAAACAGGCCGGTGGGCAGTAACCCCTTCCGGCTGACGGGTTCGAGTGAGGCGTGGAACACCGTCTACAACCGGGGCGAACTGGCCCGGGCCACCCTGACCATAAGCCTGGAGGAGTACACATGAACGAAACCGGCGTTTACGACTTCAAACTGGAATACACCTTTGCCGGAAACGCCCTGGCGGAACTGGACCGGCAACTGGCCCTTCTCCTGTCCACACGGGAGGGCACCATGCCCTTGGATCGGGAGTTCGGCCTGAATATGGACTTTGTGGATATGCCGCCCGAGGTGGCCAAAAGCCTATACACGGCGGAGGTCACGGAGAAGGTGGCCAAGTTCATACCGACGGTGAAGGTCCGGGAAATCACCTGGGACACCGGCGGGCAAGGAAATTTAATTGCAAAGGTGGTGATCACAAGTGCCTGACGAAATGAACGCGATCAAGAACCTGCCGGACATTTCTTTCATCGACAACAAGACCATTGACCAGGTGCGCCAGGAAATGGTGGCGGACTATGAAAGTTTTATTTCCGAGGCCACCGGCCAGACCGTGACCCTGGAGCGGTCCAGCGTCCACCGCATGGAACTATACGCGGCGGCGGCGCAGATCTACCAGGCCATGCAGTACATTGACCGGCAGGGAAAACAAAATATTCTGAAATACTCCTATTCGGACTTCCTGGACAACCTGGCCATTTTTAAGGGCGTGACCCGGAACCCGGCCACGGCGGCCACCACAACCCTGCGCTTTACCCTTTCGGCGGAGCGGGACACGGCCACCGGGATCCCCCAGGGGACCCGCGTTTCCACGGCGGGGTCCATCTACTTCGCCACGGACGTGTACGCGGAGATCCCGGCGGGATCCACCACCGTGGACGTGCCGGCCACCTGTACGGTGGCGGGCACAGACGGAAACGGGTTCGCCGTCGGGGAACTGTCCACCATCGTGGACCCGATCCCCTACGTGGCCAGCGTGAGCAATACCACGGCCACCGAGGGCGGCGCAGAGATCGAGAGCGACGACGACCTGGCGGAACGGGTTTTCCTGGCCCCTGGGGCCTATTCTACGGCCGGACCGGAGGACGGATACCTGTACCACGCCAAGGCGTACAACGCCGCCATAGGCGACGTGGTGGCCACCAGCAACCAGGCGGCGGGCACCGTGGACATTGTTTTCATCATGGCCGACGGCAGCACCCCGGGGGAGGAAATGATCGAGGGTCTGGAGGGATACCTGCAGGGAAAGACGATCCGCCCCATGACGGATCTGGTGCGCGTCGCGGCGCCGCAGGAAGTCCAGTACACCATCAACCTGACCTATTACATCAACCGGAGCGACAGCGCCCAGGCCGTGACGATCCAGCAGCAAGTGGCGGCGGCGGTGGAGCAGTACAAGACCTGGCAGCGGGCCATAGGACGGGATATAAACCCCTCCCAACTGGTCCGCATGGTCATGGACGCGGGCGCCAAGCGCGTGACCGTGACGGCCCCCACATACACCACCGTGGACGCCACCAAGGTATCCGCCCTCCAGGGGGAGGCCGTGATCAGTTACGGGGGGCTGGAAGATGATTAAACTTTCCGGGAGCCGGTTCACGGATATTATGCCGGACAACCTGGCCAGCCAGGTGGAAACCCAGGCTTTCGCCTACGCGGTGGGGCGGCAGATTGAAAAACTGTGCGCCTACTCCGACGCGGCCAGGACCTACGCGGCCATAGCAACCATGCCGGAGTGGCTGCTGGACTATATGGCCGTAGAACTTCGCACCCCGTCCTATGATGAAAACTATTCCTTGAAAACCAAACGGGCGCTGATCCAGGGGTCCCTCCTGTTTTACACGCAGATGGGGACGCCGGCGGCGGTGAACCGGATCATTGAAACCATCTTTGAAACCGGGTACATCGAGGAATGGTACGAGTATGACGGGGATCCCCACCACTTCCGCGCCTACGTAGGCGACGGCGGAGAGGTGGGGCCGGGGGAACTGGAGGAGTTCCGGCGGGTCCTGTCCTCTGTCAAGCGCCTTTCGT